CAACAACCCCTGTGCCTGCTCTGGACCCATCCCCCAAAGACCATTCTGCGGCGACCGCGGAGTAGAAGACGACGATTAGATTCAATCGTTTGACAATGTTTTTTGTTAACTCAAAAAAATGTTTTTTTATTAGTGCCTCAGGTCGCGGATTATGTTATTATTTAGATAGTGCCTCAGATTAAGGACCTTTATGTTTCATGAAAATTTTAGAAAACTTGGTGAAGATATATATGTTTACAACTATTTCCTTTCAGGAAAAGAAATAGAATTTTATAATGAGGTGATTAACTCCATAGATCCTGAACTTGGTTGGCAAAAAGATTTTGATAACAAGTGGTTTAATAATAAAATAAGTTTTGGGATAGAAGAGTTTGGCCCTCTAATGTGGAGAGTCAAAGAAACTTTTGAAAAAGACTTTATAATAAATGAGCATAAGAGTTTAAACAGATTATTAGCTGGCGACGAGTGGGGCGCTCATTCTGACGATCACGATTTTCGTGCGATAAAAGAACTAAGCCTATCTTATGTAGAGGGTGAACCATATGAATTGGTGAAATACAGTGTCTATGGTTTGATTGTTTACTTTAATGAATTTGAAGGTGGCGAGTTATATTACCCAAATCAAGGTTTAACATATAAACCATTACCAGGAGATATGGTTCTGCATAGTTCAGCTGAACATTGTAAACACGGTGTTGCTAAGGTAATTTCTGGGCCCAGATATTCTTACAGTAATCATCTTTCTGAATATATAAAAGTTCCAAAAAACATTTGATCCAGCAATATCTTTGTGATATGATATATACACGAAGTCAGATGCTCTCCGTGGGTGGGGCGAAAGCCTCACCCATTGAGTTATTTAATTGGAGTTAATATGACAATCGATACTTTTACCCGAAAAACAATCTATCCAAACATAGACGTATACACCAATCTACTTCCAGATATTGACATGGTTTATGAATACATGAAAGAGTCTGAAGAAAGTTCTAAGGGACAATATTTTGTCAGCGATTGGTCAAAATGGTCTATCTTTGGAACGTACTCATCATATGAAATGCGCGATGAAAATCATTTAATCGATAAATCTCCAGAATTCTTAGAGAGATATAGAAGAGAAAAATATTTTTATGATCGCATAGTTGAAGCCTATGATGTAGCTGTAACAGACTATATAGAAAAAAACAATCTCCAGATGCCTCCGGTTTGGAATAAAATAAATCCATCTTTCTGTAAATATAACTCTGAAGTTGAATATGGGCAAGAGGCAGATTTAACTATGCAATACCACTCAGATTATTTTGAAGCTGAAAGTGAAATGCCTGGCAATAAATTCTTAATCACTTGCACTATGTATATTAATGATGATTACGATGGTGGAGAAATTGCATTTTACGTAAACGGCGACAGAGTTGAATATAAACCTGAGCCAGGTAGCATAGTGCTTTTCCCGTCAAAGCCACCATATTACCATGCGGTTAAAAAGATTAAAAATGGAAACAAATTTCTTGTTAGAAAATTTATCACGTATCCTTTTCCTGGAACACAGGAATGGCTCTCTAACCAAATGAACCATGGCCCAATTAGATGGGCTGAAATGGAAAAGGCAAGATTAGAAAAAGCAAAGGACGACATGCCAGATGTTATATTTGGACCTAGAGAAGAAAAAGAATACTCTAGGATGGATATCCACGAAAAATTAAATACTCCAGAAACCAAGTAATAATTCATATGAATTATGCTGGAAGTAGTGATCAAGAAAAATTTGTTTTAGATATATTAGATAATAAAACAAATGGATATTACGTTGAATTGGGAGGATTCCATTCAACACAGGGGAGTAATACTTTCTTTCTAGAAAAAGATTACAATTGGTCAGGTGTAACTTTTGAAATTTCAGAGGAAAGAAAACAAGAAATACTTTCCAATAGGAAAAACCCTTGTTTTGGTGATGCACTATCTTTTGACTATATAAGCTATTTTGAGAATAATTTTTTTCCAAAACAAATAGATTACTTGCAGGTTGATATTGATGGTGGATACGACCAACATGGCAGACCGATAGGTAACCATTATACCACTCTCCACGGTCTAATCTCACTGCCTTTAACCCAGTATAGATTTTCTGTAATTACTTTTGAACATGATTCAAATATGTATTTTAGAAACACTGGGATGCGCGATGCTCAAAGAGAAATTCTAGACTCCTTAGGGTACTCTTTGGTTGTTAGACAGATACATGAAGACTGGTGGGTTGATCCAACTGTAGTTAATATGGATGTATTCAGAAAGTATTTTAAATGGGACACCCTTTAACAATGGGCCCTTTCCAAACTTTAATAATTGAAAACTTTTTGCCCTCAGATATTTTTTCTAAAATAGAAAACAATTTATCAAATTCAAGAGAATACTGTGAACTATACATAGAAAATACTTCACCGGTTGATAAAGAAATTTTCATTATAGACTTTAAAAAAACAGATGATTTGAGTTTATCTTTAAAATATTTTTATGATGAATCTAATAAAATATTAGAAAAAAATTATGAAAAAAAAATTGTAAACTATAAAGGTAGAAGTTTACAAAAGTATACTACTGGAGCATATATTGTCCCTCATGATGATTACTCTACCTCCACCCCAGCAAACGAAGAAAATATATTCGGCTTCATGCCAATACTAAGTTCCATTTATTTTATCAATGATGATTATGAAGGTGGAGAAATTTGTTTTGGGAGCTACTGTGACACTGGTGTCGGTATAGAGTTTTTTGAAAAATCGAATATGGCTATTAAGCCTAAAAAAAATACTTTAATTATTTTTGATTCAAAAAAGAATCATTGGACAACTCCTATAGTTTCTGGGATAAAATACTCGTTCATTTCATTTTATGATGTGATACAATAGATTAATCATTTTTACATTCAAAAGAAAAAAGGAAAATGGAAAATTTAACTAGAAGAAACTTTATTGGAATCATGGGAGCTGCTGCTGGAGCAGGTGCTTTCAGTGCACTAGCAACTGCAGAAATTGCTAACGCAGCTGGTACAAAAAAGAAACTACGTATTGCAACAATGCAACAAACAAGACCGGCTACACCTTTCTTAGTGCAAGATGCTGGTGGCGCAGGGATACTAGCCATGGTTGGTGAATGGTTAATTTGGCAAACTGTTAATGGCGATCTAGAGCCAAGAATTGCTGAGTCATGGAAAGCCACAAATGCTGGAAAGTCTTGGGTATTTAAAATTCGCAAAGGCGTTAAGTTCCACGACGGGTCGGAAGTAACTGCTGATGATGTTGTCTATACGTTTAAGTCACACCTTAACCCAAGTAATCTTTCTGCCCAAAAGGGAAACTTTAAAAATATCTTTGATGAAAATGGTGTTGTTAAAGTAGACGAGTACACTGTTCGTTTTAACCTGTTGCAAGCAAATGCAAACTTCCCGTACACTGTAGCTTCAACTAGCTACGGTGCTTGTATTATGAAGAACGGTGCGGACGGCGGTGTTGCTTGGGCAAAAACTATGATGTCGGCTGGCCCATGGATTATGGTCAGCTACAAGGAAAACGATAGAACAGTCTTCAAGAAAAACAAAAACTATTGGGCCGAAAATACTTCTAGTTTTGACACTGTTGAGCATATCCAGTTCGCTTCTGCAGATGCTGCTACACCACAGTTGCTGACCGGAGGTGTTGATGCAGTAATCAATGTGTCACCAGCTACTGCTGTTTCTCTATCGAAGAAGAATTTTGCGGTTCAACAAATCCCTTCTGCTACATCACTGCATATTCATATGCGTTGTGATTGGGGCCCATTCAAGGACAAGAGAGTGCGCCAAGCCGCTGCTTTAACACTTGATCGCCCTGCCTACATTAAAGGCATCCTAAGAGGTGTTGGTGGCACCATAGCAAATGATAGTGTTATGGATTCGTATCCAACAAAAGATAGCTCTGTTCCTCAACGTCAAAAAAATATTGCTAAAGCAAAACAGCTGATGAAGCAAGCTGGAGTGCCAAATGGTTTTGAAGTAGATCTTTCTACGTGGGGAAGAGATGATATTAAATCATTAGCTCTTTACATAAAAAACGCTTTTGCCGAAATTGGGGTTAAAGTTAACTTAAAGATTGATGGCACTGATGGCGGTGGGACATTCTTTTATACATATGAACCAGGAGTATCTATTAAAGGCAAAGTATACGAATATGATAATAACTCTTGGTTAGCATCTAATCTTGGAATTTCAGATTGGGTTGGTCGTGGTGTCCCAGATCAGAACCTGATGCGTGAGTTTAGGTCAACTGGCGATTGGAGTGCGTCACACATTAACAGTCCTAAGCTTGATGCTGCAATAGACGAGTACATGTCTGCCCTAACTTTTGACAAAAAGAAAGTTGCTAGTAAAAAGATACAAGAAGTAATGTTGGATGAAACTCCAGTCATTATTATGTATAACACAAACTTACTTGTCGCTACAAGAAAAAATGTTTCTAACATTAAAGTAAACGGTATTAGCCAGATTGATGTAACGAAAACTAAATGAACTTTGAAGCATGGATCGCCGTAGGCATTAAAAATAATTGGTGCGGCCCAGCCATTTGCTACACCCATGATGGTCTCCCTATGTCAACAGACGAGGAAGAAGAGATGTACAATGGCGACCCATGCCTTCATGTTGTTAGACTATATGAAGATATAGAACATAAGAATTCTATAGAATCAAATCATTCTCCATCTCAGTGGAGAAAGTAGTATTAGTTTAGTTCAAACTTGGTGAATTCTTCACCAGTGTCTTCGTGGTCTTCGAACTGGATAACGCCCATTTCCTCAAAGCGATGGCGCAGCCACTTGTCATTGCGGTCAAGCAGACCAAGCTTCTTGCAGTTTGGAACAATCTTGGCGAACAACATCTGCTGAAAGAATATTCTAGATGGATCATTAATAAATAATGGTATTACATCACGAGGATTAACTCCCATATTTTCCCAAACTTCTTGCTGTAAGAAACGGTCACGCATACGAATACTTGCTTCGAATGCGAACTCTTGGCGATCTTTCATCTCCGAATCAGTCATTCCGTCGTACACCTCTTTAAGGCTGAGCACACCGAACGCAACATGGCGTGCTTCGTCGCTCATGACGTAGCGAAGCAATTTCTTCAACAACGGCTCTCCGGTGAGTTCGTGCATGTAGCCGAACGCAGCAAGTGCAAGACCTTCAACCATAATCTGCATTCCGAGATATGTCATGTCCCAACGACTATCAGTAATGATGTCATCAAGCAACAACTGCAAGTGTGCATTTACTGGATACATACCGCCAAGTTTTTCGTTCAAGTACTTCGCGAACACTTCAACGTGACGAGCTTCGTCCATTACTTGAGTTGATGCGTACAACTTTGCGTCATACCAAGGAACAGTCTCCACAATTTTCGCTGTGCAGATAAGCGCGCCTTGTTCGCCGTGCAAAAACTGCGACAACATCCAACGACGTCCTTCAATACCAAGCTCCAACCATTCCTTGTCACTCCACTTAGCAAGGGGTGTGTCAATGTACACTGATCTATCAACGCCTTCGCCAATTGCTGCTTGGTCCTGTCTAATAACTTTTTCTAAATCAACTTCGGTTTCCCATGGAAGATCTGTTTCACCGTTCCACTGACCGGTCTTTGCTTTTTCATACAGCTTACGAAGTGGCGGACGCTTTAATGTATAGTCCCAGGTAAAAATAGAATCAGAAGAATTTCTTGCTGAATGACTAAGTTCATTTGGATCTGTCTTTGGAACAGATAGAATAGCTTCTATGTCATTTATGTCTAAGCGACCTATGATGTCTTCGTTTGTTTTTTCCATACTTATATAGTAACATAGTTAAAGCTATGGTATAATAGTCTAATGGGAATGTTTGACTATGTAGATATTAATTATGATTTGGCCATGCCTGCCAATGCAACAAGCGAGCATGTAGTATTTATTAAGAATACGATTGCTGCAGATAACTTTCAAACTAAAGATTTTGAGTGCATGCTGGATGTTTACTATATAGATAAGGAAGGATTTATATACCAAAAGATTGGCGATAAGTACGAAGAGCATTATGCCCACCAACACGTGCGATGCTACACCTACCTGCAGATACCTTCCGAAGATTCTAGATATTGGCTAGAATATGATCTCAAATTTACAGATGGAAAGCTTGAAAAGGCTACTGTTGCTGGTTGGGAAAAAATGGTAGGATTTAAACTTATAGAATTAGATGATGAATAGGAAAGAAACTATGGGATACACAGATATATACAAGCAAATATACGAGGCATTGAAGAGCGATAACATGTCAGGCGAACAACTAAATGTATTCGCTCGAAAAATCACAGACTCTATTTGGGAGCTTCAACTTAGCCTTGATTATAACGGTCGTTTTAAAAATACTTTAGAAAAAGTAAATAAAATTATAAATGATCGGTTTCATTGAAAGATCAAGACTTGGCAATTACCTAAGTTCTCAATGGATGATAGATTAGATTTGCGGTTGTAGCTTAACGATAGAGCAAGTATGTTTCCGACCTACTTTGTGAGGGTTTGAATCCCTTCAACCGCTCCTTTAAAAGGGTATATTTTTATGAAGAAAAAATTATTTATATTTGATTTAGATGGGGTCTTAATCGATAGTAATAAAGTTCATTTTGAAGCGTTTAACAGTGCTCTTTCTTTAATTGATAAAAAATATATCATTACACAAGACGAACAAGAAACTATCTTTGAAGGATTAACCACTAACCAAAAGTTAAAAATCTTAACAAAGACTCGCGGTTTTCCGGCTCATAGATATGATTATGTGTGGGAAGAAAAACAAAAAGCTTGTAATTACTTTTTTGAAAATATAAAGACAGACGATGAACTAATACATATATTCCAAATAATTAAAGAACACAAAATAAACATTGCAGTTGCCAGTAACGCTTCTAAAAAAATTCTAGAAAAATGTTTAACATCTTTAGGTATAATTGATTCATTAGATTTTTGGATTAGTGGACAAGATAATTTAAATCCTAAACCATCTTCAGACCTATACATAAAGTGTATGGAATATTTTAATGTTGATAAATTCGAAACAATTATATTCGAAGATAGTTATATTGGAAAAGTCGCAGCCCATAACAGTGGAGCTTGTTTGTTTTCAGTAAATAATAGATCAGATATAACTTTACAAAAGATCCTAGAAATAATAGAAGATAAGAAAAAAACAATTAACATTTTAATACCTATGGCCGGAGAAGGTTCTAGATTTAAGGAAGTTGGGTTTAAGGAGATAAAACCTTTAATTCCGATAAATGGCAAAGCAATGATCCAGCATGTTATCGACAACATAGATATCGACGGAAGATATATCTTTGTCATCAAGAAAGAACACGAAGAAGAATTTTTAATAACAGAAAAGCTTAAAAAAATTATTCCTGATTGTGTCATAATAATACAAGAAGGTAAGCTAGACGGTGCGGCTCTAAGTACTTATTTAGCTAAAGATATTATAGACAATGACGAAAACTTATTAATAGTTAATTCCGATCAATTAATTGATAAGGATGGAAAAGATTTAATATTTAACTTTATTAATTCAGGAGTTGATGGAGGGATCCTTACGTTCCAGAGCACAGACCCTAAGTGGTCATTCGTTCAAAAGAATATGTATGATCTAGTAGACGGCGTTGCAGAAAAAAATGTTATCAGCGACGAAGCCACATGTGGTTGGTATTTTTGGAATAAAGGTTCAGAGTACTTAAAGTATGTGGAAAAAATGGTTTCAAAAAATATAAGAACAAATAATGAATTCTATGTATGTCCGGTGTATAACGAAGCCATAGCTGATGGCAAAGTTATTGTTTCAGAAAAAGTCAAAAATATGTGGGGACTTGGAACGCCAACAGATTTGCAAAATTATTTAAATAATGATACCATTTAATAATGTTGAATCACCCAAGTATTGTAGAGCAAATACAGTACGATAACAAGTTAATTATAAAATTAAAAAATCCAAAGTTTGATGTTTTCTTTAGAAAAGACGCTGCTCAATCCCCAGCCTTATTGCCTGTAGAGTCACAAGTTAATCCAAGTAAACACATAAACAAGACGGTATTTGCCATATCTTTTTGCGCAAGGTACGGACATATGCTTCTTGAGGGGCTAGCGGTAGCTTTGCAACTAAAGAACGCAGTTGGGTTAAAAGATTTGGTAATAGCAGCACCAATGCCGGTAGACCCAAAGACTGGATTATTCTTTCACTTCTTAGATGGGTCTAAATACCCATATTTTGATGACGAAATTGATGACAAAGAACACAAGTATAACCTCTCGTGCCTAGAAGGAATAAAGTCCAATTATCGTACTATACCTGATTTTTGTAAATACTTTGGACTAACATTAACTTGTATTAATACACACGATTTTGTTGGGACCTCATTTGATTACGCCTATTTTGTGTATGGAAAGTTTGCTAATTATGATGAAGGTTTTAAATTTGTTGATTCAACATATACTGAAAGTGTATTGCCAAATAGTTTGATACCAACATCTTTTGATGATTATCAAATGGTCATGCCAGTTTCATCAAGCTTGATTCATTGGGGTTCGTTTAAATCACTAAAAGATAGTTACCCTAAATTTGATTTAATTCCAGGAAAAAAAATATATGTTTCAAGAAAAAATTTTCCAGATAGAAATTTTTCTGAAGAAGAAAAAATAGAAGAACATTTAAAAAGCTTAAATTATGATATAGTATATTTTGAAAATTTAACTATACTTGAACAGGTC